GCCGGTTGGGATGGCGCCAATCGCACCAGACCACATCACGATGATTCCAGGCGGAGAGAACCCGTACTCATCCCAGCCGGCGCCGTTGTAGACGTCGAGCTGCTTCACGTCGGTACGAGCCACCAGTGTTCCGGCGACCATACCCGTCAAGGCGGCGCGGCCGGCAGCGTTGACTCGCGGGAACTTGTGTCTCCGCGGCCCTGCACCGGACGCGCCGGGGAAGTCATGCTCCTCGGCGAGTGCCTGCTCCAGGTGATCCTGGTTCTTCCTGATCTCATCGTCTCCGAGGTCGAGGCCGATGGAGCCGGAGGGGAGGTTCTTGTTCCACGACATCAGAAGTCCCTCGGCGGGTAGCCCGTCATCGACGGCTCTCGCGATGCGTACTTGGACGCGAGCTGCGCAAGCTTCTCGCGATACAACTTGTCGTTCCTGATGGCTGACGCCTCGTGCCCGTTCGACATCGCCAGGAAATAGGCCGCGCCATGAATGGCCGCGAGCCTTTCGGTGGGGTCGTTCAGTCCAGCATCGGGAATCGTAGAACGATAGAGCTGGGCCGTGATGCGAACCGTGTAGACGTCATCAGGAATCGGACGAAGCGACATCGTGTTCGCCTGGACCAGCGCAGCTTCAGGCTGTCCCTGACCGGTCACGATCGAGGGATCGTACGCAGACCAGAAGAGAACCGGGTGCGTGTAGTACGACAGTCGGCGGTTGCCGATCTGAATCGGTCTCCGAACGCTCTTGATTCCAAGGGCCGACAGGTCGTAGTCCTGTTGGTTCGCAACGGTAGAGAGGTTCACGAACCCCTCTGCGGCCGCATTGCCAACCTCGTCAGGAACTTCGTTCTGGTAGATGTGGTCCAGATACGAATCGATGACATCGGGATCGATGTCACCATCGTTGAGGCCCAGCTTCGCTAGAACCTCGGTGCGCATTTCCGCCTTCGTCATGCGTTGGCCCCGAGATGTGAAGAGAAGAGAAGGCGGGGGGCGTTGCCACCCCCCGCCCAACCACTACGGGTTCAGGTTGATCCGAAGCATCGTCACCAGGAACCGGATCTTCGGCTTCGTGGTGATGGTGCCCGCCGCGATGTACACGACGTTCAGATCGGACGCAGCGGCCGTCGCCGGGCGCAGCACCGATGCGGCGTCTCCGCCGTTCGTCGCCGTGTCCAGCGTCGTGTTCACCGCAACCGCCCCCTTCGCATTCGCGGGCGTTGCCCCAAGAAACACCTTGGGAGTGCCCTCGGTGTTCTTGAGCTCGAACGTGATCGCCGCCGACCCCGCCCCCTGCACGAGCTGAACGGATCGCACATCGAGCACGATCGTGTTCTTCGGCAGTCGGCACAGCGGTACGGTCTGGGTACCCGTCACCGCTTGCGGCGCTTCCACGTCCACGGCCAGCACGAAAGCTTCGGGCTGCCTCGGATCGATGTTCTTCAGGTAGGTCGTTGCCATGTCTCGATTCCCCCTACAACCAGAGGTTGTTTTCTAGTTGTGGTCCGCGGCCTTGATGTCGAACGCGATCATGCCGAACCTGGAACTTCCGTAGTTCGTCGGCTTCATGCCGAAGCAGGCGCCGGTGCCCACTCCGCGCTCGTTGCCGTAGTCCCGCTCGCGCTCGAACCAGCGCATGGCGAGATCGCCGCCCATGCCGCCACGGTCGAACCGAGCGTACGGGTTGGCGAAGGCCACCACGCCGGCCTGAGCACCGAGGAACAGGCACCGCGCGGTCTGCGAGGCGCCAGGCGTGGTGATCTGGATGCGCGGGGTGGCGTGAATCACCACACCGTTCCACACGCCCACGCTCCCCTTGAAGATCGGATTCGCATCCCCCTTCGAGGAGTACACGTTCTTCGTGATCTCCAGCCACTGGTTGTTCGAGGTGTTCACCCGAAGGTCAGTGATGCAGTTCGTGTGGACGAGAGCACAGTAGTACTCCTCGCCGTCCACGATTGCCGGGCGAATCAGCGGGCTGATCCGCTTGGCGCGCTCCACCAGCTTCTCCAGGTGATTGGTCGTGAACGTCTCGGCCGTCCACGCGCTCTGCAGGTAGTTGCCCGAAGGAGCAACCAGGGTGTTCCCGGCATGCGCAGCGAAGTCGGCAGGAAGACCGCCGGCGGCGCCGCTGAGCTGGGCGATCATGAGCTCGTCGAACATCGCGGCCCACCGGTCGCTCAGGTTCGACTTCGCATCGACACGAAGATCGTGCACGGTGCGCTGTTGGCTCATCCGGCGGAAGGCGTGTCCGATTCGACGCTGATCCACCAGGACCGAGTCCTGCTGGTAGGTCATCATCTCCTCGAAGCCTTCGAGCGGATTGTCGCCGCTGGTGCCGTACCCGGTCATCTGCAGCAGGAGGTCGTACTTGACGGTGTCGCCGGCCTCCTTCTCCAGGTCTGAGATCTGCTGGATGATGGAGTTCTCGCCCTTGCCGGAGAAGCGCTTGAAGTAGCACTTCTGCAGGGCCTCCCGCATCAGCATCTTCGACCACAGCTTCACGGTCTGCACGTCGTTCGTTCCGAACTCGGTGACTGCCATTTCCATTCTCCTTCACGTTGTGACGCTGACCCGTGTCACTCGACACGTGTCGCCTGTCGTCGCGGTGAGACGACCGGATCTGGTCACCGCAATCAGGGATCAGCTCCCTGCGCTGCCACCTGGCGAGTGGCCGTTACGCCAGAAGCGCCGCGTGTCGTGCGGCGAACCGTTTAGTGCGACGAGGCCCTCTTCACTTCTCGCTTCACTTCCTCGTACTGCTCGTCGGTCATGCTGAGGAAGTCATCGGGGGGCAGGTCCGCGTACCGCTGAAGTGCGGAGGCGGGCTCCTGCGTCCGACCACGACCTGCCATAGACCGAGGTCGATCACCACGCAAGGCATGGGGCCTGGGCTTCGACTTGTCCGAACTCACCGGCGCGGTGCCGCTCGATCGGCGCTGCACGTGGCGGCGGACCTCTCGTGCGATCGTGACCGGCCCGCCGGCCGGGGCCAGCAGCAGATCCTCGAAGTCGATACCGGTCTTCGACCCCCACTCAGCCTCGAACTCCTCGCGGATCCCCTCGGCGGCGCACCAACGAAGCACGCCCTCCGGCCCGCCCAGCGACACCGGGTTGATGCCGGCCTCGCGAATCGATGCGCCGAACTTCAGATCCACCCACCGGTACGCGTCTTCGAGCTCGCCGATAGCCTCGCGAGCAACCTCCGGCTTCTCCTGCTTCGAGACGAAGTCCTCCTTCCACGACTCATAGTTCATGAGGTTGTTGGCCTGGGACTGCTCTCTCTGCTGAGGCAGGGGCGGACGCTCGATCAGCTTCGCCAGGTCGGCGCGCTTCACACGAAGATTCCCGTCATCGTCCATCACGACGGGGATGTCCTCGTCCTCATCCTGGGCCGGCGTCGGTAGCGGCTGCGTCTGTGCGCCGGGCTGCGGTGTCGATGCGGGAACCTGCTGCCGAAGCAGGAGATTGCGAGCCCGCTGACGATCCACCTCTCGGCGAAGGCCGCTCTCTGTGCGCTCGAACTCCTGAACCCTGGCCTGAAGCTCCTCGATCGTCTGGGGAACCGGTCGTTCCTCGCGGGGCGCCTCGGGCGTTTCGACTGCGGCGTCATCTTCGCTCGCGGCCTTCTCGGGCTCGGGCGTAGGCTCGGGCTCGATACCAGCGCTCTCGTTGTAGAGATCCTGCTCCTCTGTAGTCAGCTCCATCTCGTCGTTCGTTTCCTTCGGATCGCTCATTGTACTCCCGTGCCGTTCTTGCCGGCATTTCGGTTACCAGGCACAGGCGGCACGCCCGCCGGAGCCCTTCCGTTGCTTCTCATCTTTGCCTGCATCATGGTCTTCGTGAGCTCAAGACCAGCAGAGCGCGTCTGTTCCAGATCATCTGCCTTGAGCTGCTTGTCGCTCAGCTCCCTGGTCGCGCCAACCTTGAAGTATTCGAGCAGCTCACCAACGATGTTGTGCCGCTTCACCTCGTCGAGCTTCGTGGCGTCGAGAAGCTTCCCGGCGAGCTCCAGCTTGAACTGACGATCGAGCTGGGCCTGCATCTCGCTGGCCTGCTGCTCTGCCTGCTTCGCGCCAGACTGCGCCTGGTTGGCCGCGTACGCCTTCAGCGCATCGCGCTGCTCGGGAGACAGCGGGAGCTCGTCAAAGAGCACACCGGGGTCAACCGGGATCTGCGACTGCAGAAGTCCGCTCAGCGTTGCAACCGCAAGGGCCTTCGAGCTGTTGTACGTCTCAGCGGGCCGGAGCTCGATGTTGCACTTGAGGTCTCGAAGCGAATCGAGCTTCACCGGCTGAGACCCCTGCGGCGCGTGACTGTCAACCACAGCACCGTCCACCACCTTGTAACGCTCCGGGTTGCCAAGAGCGTCCGCAAGCTGCGCGTCGCCCAGCCCCTCAACGATGAGCTTCAGGAACTTCTTCAGCACGGTCTGCTGGAACTGCTCGAAGCCTCGAATCACCGGCCTCATCGCCATGAGCGACTGACGGTGCTTGAGCTGCGCGGTTGCGGCAGCCTCGGGAATCCCGCGAGGCGCCGTGAGCTGATCCACCCAGATTCCAGAGATGCCATCGATGATGCGAAGCGCTGCCTCGTGAAGCGCCATGGACTCGGGAAGCTTCGGCACCTCTCTCACCTGGATCTTCGAGATACCACCAGGCTGCAGCCACGTGATGCCACCAGCCTCGCGCTGAGACGTCTTCGCCTGGTTCTCATCCACGATCGCATTCGTTTCAGCGTAGAGACCCGGCGCGGCCTGGGTAGTGAGAAGATGCAGCGTCTGAGAGAAGCGCTTGTTCACTTCCTGCTGAGGTGAGATGAGCTGGCGAACCTTGCCGTACGGGTTTCCGTATTCGTCCTGGTGACAGATGAACGCTGTCACCGTGAACCCGCCAATCGGAACCGGAATGGTGTCGTTGTACAGCACTCGTCCGCCGCAGAACTCGAGCCACCGGATCTCATCTCGCCACACAACCTGCTCATCTAGCTGGCCGTCGGTTACCGAGCGAACGGCAGCGGCTACGTCGGGCTCTACCTCGCGAGACTTCCCAGTGTCCTGTGACACCAAGACGTGACGCTTCTTCGGAACCTTGTACTCGCAGCGCACGACGCGGATCATCTTGCGCGCCTTGTCGTAGTACATGTTCAGCCGGGAGGGCCTGTAGAGGTCAGGATTGATCGGGTCGGCGTTCCCGCCATCGGTCGGGTGGTCCACGTAGCCCTGCTTCAGGAGCTCCTCGGCGTACTTCGCGTGCTCGGGGTAGTCGGCCTTGAACTCGGGGATCGTGAGCCACCTGGTGATGAACACGTACCTGGCATCGCCACGGTCGCGCTCTCTCGCGCATGGATCCCACAGGACGTCGAGGGGGTCGAGCCGCGAGTAGTAGATCTTGACGCGAGAGGGATCTTCGGGGTCCGGCACCGCGTCGATGTAGCTATTCCCGATGCCGCAGACCGAGCCGTCCTCGAAGACCTGGGCGTCTGTTCGCTCAACACCCGACTCCTCATAGATCGTGGCCTTGATTGCGTTCAGGATGTCGGCGAGTGAACGATCCTCGACACCAACCGGGGCCACCATCGGAACCTGCATGTTGTCTTCGATTGCGCCGATCAGGTGCTGGACCTTCACGTGTAGAAGGTTGAAGGTGAGCACGGGGCGACCCTGGCTCTCCAGGTAGCTTCGATCGTCATCGGTCCACTGGTTCCCGTGGTAGTGGGCCGTGTCCCTGATCTGGTTGTCGAACCAGCCATGGGCGTCGAAGTAGTCGTACGCATCCTCGAACAGCTCTCGGCTGTCGCGCAGGAGCTCCATCTCAGGCTTGTCAGAGTCGAGCACGAACCCCTCCTACGCGGCCATCCACGATCGGCTTCCGCCGCCGTTGCCATAGGGCGTGATGATCCTTCTCGCACGGGTAGCGATCGGGGTCTGCTCTGCGGCCAGAACCCCGTACGCCCAGGCGTGTCGCCAGTGGTCCCTCTTCGCGCCTCTCAGGATCCACCTGGTCTTCGGGATCCCGGTCTGCCCATCGCGGATCGTTGTCCTCGCGATGTTGGTCATGTGCTTCACGAACTCGGGCCAGTCGGAGTCCTTCCTGGGGAAGATCGCCCGGCGCTGCGTGATCTGGCGGTGGGAGTGATCGAGGATCTCGGTCCTGTTCACCGCGACCCGCTGCTGCACCGCGGAGAAGTCGTACCCGGTGCGCTGCGCGTCCGAGTAGTGGCAGCCGTACCATCCGCCGTGTGTCGCCAGGAACTCGCGCACCACCCTGGTCTCGGCCATCGCGTCGATCACGCCACAGCACACGTTGAAGCGCTCGGACAGGTCATGGATCTCGCCCATCTCGTGGGCAACCCCGTAGGCCAGCGTCTCCAGGTGCGTCTCGCTGCGCCGCTCTCCAACCATCCAGTGGAGGTCGTGCTTCCCCACGTCCACGCCCATCCAGCACGGCCCCTGGGCCGAGAAGCGCTTCGGATCCTGGCCCATCACCGCTTCGAGCGTCGGCTCGTCGAGCACGTCCTCGATGTCCGCGTAACCGAGTCCTAGCCGCGAATTGAAGAACTCCCGGTTGTCGTGCATCGGGTCGTTGTATTCGTCGAAGATCTTGCGCGTGGGAACGGTCGGCGAGCAGAGCTGGCTGATGTAGAAGCCGGCGATGTTCCGCTGCGGGAACGATGCAACCCACTCACCCTTGCCGAGAGACATCTTGTTCTTGCAGCGCACGCAGATACGAACCACCTGACCATCGGTCTGCTGCTTCAGGCACTCGGGCCACTCCAGCTCCATGCACGTCCAGGCGCTGCAGCGCTTGCACTTCCAGTGGTACATGCGCTGGTCGCTCGCCTTGTATGTGGCATCGATGCCGAAGTCGGGCAGGGTGGGCGTCGAGAGCTCGGTCTCCTCGGCGAAGGTTGACCCGTCCATGCGGGTTCGCGCGAGCTCGACCTGGGCGGCCTCCATCTCATCGCGCTCGTCGAAGACCACGGCGTCTACCGGGATCGACTTGAGCTGGGACCGGCTCTTGGAGCCCCGGAAGTACATGAAGCCCTCGCGGATTCTCTTGATCCCGGCGGCGTCCACGTCTCGGATCTCACTCGCGATCTCTTTGTTGTCCTTCATCATGCGGTCGAAGCGGCTCTTCGAGAAGTCGCTCACATCGTCCCGTGTCGGCATCAGGTAGAGCAGGCCCCGGTTGTACCGGTGCATGAGCTGATCGATCGACTTCAGCACCATGGCGACCGTGAAGCCGAGCTGCGCGCCTTTGCGGATCACGACGTGAGGGTGGTCGATGTCGAGGATCTCGATGAGCCATGGATAGGCGGCAAGATTGAACGGCACGCCGTCGATCTTCAGCCCCATCGACTGAAGCCTGTACGACCTCGACACGGTCTTCAGCTTCGAGATGAGCTCGTCTTCGTCCTCGACACTCACAGCGTTCGTCACAGGACATGCTCCTCTTCCCCTTCGCTGTCATCGACCGGGAGTCCACCAGGAGAGATCCGCAGCACCTCGCGTGCGGCCAGCTTGCGCAGCTCATCGTGCGCTTCGGGCGACAGCGTTGCGGCCAGGGCCCGGTTCGCCGCAGCCAGGTCTTCGAGCACAGAGCTCTCCGGCTTCTGCTGCCACTCGGTCGGAGCTCGCTGCGTCAGCCAGAACTGCTGCGCCTTCGTGTCGAACTTCCCATGCTTGTCCGTTGTGGTGGCGGCGGCGAAAGCCGCATCTTCGACCTTGTCCACGGCAAACGCGTGAGCTCGCAGCAACATGTTCTGCCAGTCCTCGTTCGACCTGACCTGGTTCTTCAGACGCTGCGGCGAGACACCCACCATCCCGCACGACGCCGTCCACGAGCGCCCCTTCTTCACGTAGCCGAGTACGAGCACGTACTCAGCCTCACTGATCGGCAGGGGGCCCTGCCTGTTCGTGGAGGCCGGATCTCGCTTCATCGGGACCGCCCTATCCGAATCGCGGGAGTGGTCAAGGGAGACCGATCATGTCGCGCACATCCTCGAAGGCGACGATGCGCGTGTACGGGTTCTGCGCCCTCTTCGATGCCGTCGTTCTCACGCGGCCACGCTCAGAGAGCATGATGACTGATCTCACCGACACCCCGAGCCGAGAGGCCGCCTCCTCCACATCGACCCACTCAACCAGGTTCCTCGCCACTCGCGGGATCGGGCGAGGACGCGTCGTGTCAGGCACGACCCTCGACACCACTCCACCCGTGAGCTTCACCACGCCAGGGCAACGGCGGCACACCTCGATTGCCCCCAGTCCCTCCGCCTCAGCCGCACTCGCCACCGCGGGCTGCCCGAACCAACCCCACTTCGTGTGCCGGTACTGGTTGTCCTCGGCCACGGTCTTCAGGCGCCGCTTGTTCACGCGGCACTGCTTCCGCTGGATGAAGGCGCGTAGGTGAGGGCACCGATAGAGGTCCACGCCAGAGCTCCGCGTGGGGGGCCGCAAGCCGCATCGTGCAATGAACCACGAGCTCTCGTCCAACCGCCGGAGCGTATTCAGAACCAGGGGGGTGCGAAATATTCCAGGCCACGATCGCTGGAGCGGTCCACACGGGAGCCGTTCAGATTTCCGGGTGGGTAGGTTCCGTTGGGCGCTGGTAGCGGCTCAAGCTTGCCGGCCATGCTCGCGCGCCTGGCGCTGGCGCCGCCGGCCTGGCCGCCTCGACCGCGCTCCTGGCCTGGTACATGACCCGCGGGTGCCAGGGAGTCACGCTTCGTCGAGGAACCGTGACCAGGGCCTCGTCTATGACCACAGGGTGGTGCCATAACACACGTCTGCAACGTCACACCTGGCCCAGAGGTGAGGCATCGCACCACATGCAGCCTGATGATGCACCCTCGCGCGAAGGCGGGATCCTCGTCCTGATGAGCGGTCCACCCCACCCACCTGAACTCT